ATGCTCGGTCGACACGATCAGTTCGCCCTTACAAGGGGACCAGTAACTGAAGACATCCTCAATCGGATGTTTGGAGATCAACCTCCAGGTACACTCTTTTTATGTGGAGATTATAGTGATGCGACCAATGAGATCGCTAACAAATTCACTAGACACTGTATTAAGAAAATATTAAATCGAACAGGACTCGCTCAACGTATGCCGCATTACTGCCGGCTAGCGGAGAGGTCCCTCTGTGACAACCATGTCAGTTACGACTTTGATCTTGATACTGGTGAACATTTTGAACAGACAGGCAAACAAATTAATGCTCAACCAATGGGAAAGATTCTCTCCTTTGTCTGTCTTTGTATTCTGAACTTCGCGGTTTGTAGTTTATCTATGGATCTTGAAGACAATTATTTACCATTGCATAAAAAGAAATTGTTAGTCAATGGTGATGATTGTGTGTTCACCTTAAAGTGTTTTCATAACTGGGAAGGCATTGCCGCTATACCCGGTCTCCATAATTCAATCGGAAAGACATTTCATGTCTCCCATTTCATTGAAATTAACTCCATTTCCTTCTTGAGAGGAGGTAATGGTTTATTCACTGTTGTCCCATATGTTAATTGGGGTCTTATGAAAGGCCTCGTAAGAAGTATGGCTAATAGCGTTGAAGATAAGTTGAATCGTGATCTGAGAGATAATGTGTCTCTAGAGCGATTAGTAGGTTTCGGTGCTAATCATCGAATGCTAGTCCAGTCTTTTCCAGACCTCTATGTCTGTCTTACAGACCTATTCTTAAAGTTTAATCGACCGCTTCTACGGCATAAAATGCTGGGTGTCAGTTGGTTTCTTCCTGAATGGTTAGGAGGTCTGGGTTTGGCTGTTAACCCTAGAGTCCCTCAATTGTCCCCGTTTGAACGTCAGGTTGCAGGTGTTATCTATGCCAACTATGAAATCTTAAAAGTGAGAAAGCTCTCACTGGAGCCAGATTGGCTCCTCTATCGACAGGCTGATGCTATGATAGAACAGCTCGTGGGTCATTTTGATCTCCACGAAGTCTATTTAGATGATGCATGGTTATTGCAAGAAGATTTCAAAAGTTTACGAGAAGCAAACCTCGAGGTTCGAGGTCGTTTCGTAGAGTTGTTGTGGCGTACGGAAACAGCAAATTTCTTTCAGAAGGTGATCTTCGGTGAGCTAAATATAGCACGAGGACTATTCGCTAACATGCGAGCTCGAAAGAGAGCTATTGAGTTTCTTAATAACAATAAATCTGACCTTTTAGAGTGGAAACGTCTTTGGACGGAGAAGCAGGAGCGGTTGAGGCCTATTTGCCTCGTCGCGCAGTAACTCTTGTGGACCGGTCTTTTGACCAGGCTTAATTCGACACCAG